CCATCTTTAATACTATCTGAGTAATATGTTGTTGGGTTTTTACCAATAGACTCAATAGTTTCAATTTGCTTTCTATCTAATTGGTAACGTCTTAATATCTCGTGTAAAGGCAACCATTGACGACATCCCTTGATAGGACTTTTCTCTAAATGCGGGTCTCCTTTAATTTCTTCGTAGATAGCATCTCTAGGGTCAATATTTATATAGTCTGTATCTCCTTTTTCGTTACGTTCTATTTTACCAAACATAACAGAAGTTATAGCACAATCTAATAAGTTATCTGCAAACTTTTGTTTTAAATTCAACGCAGGTATTTGCTCATTAAGGATTGATTGCATAATTAATTCTTCCTTATCCTTTGTAGACATATTCTCCCAAATAGGGTCATTCTCATCTTCAGGAATTGGAGCGCCTTCCATTATATCTACACCCGCTTTTTCTTTTAATTCTAGTATCTCTTTCTTAGCAATCATTGCTCCTGTCATAAATTCAAACTGAGACATCTTTTGGAATTTAGCATCTCTATTGTTTGTATAAACAGTTGCACTTAAAGGTCTTGTTAAGAACTCTCCAACCATTAGTTGAATTTTTGTAGTACAAGCTCTGTAAGATATAAATTGAGCACGATTTTCTTTACCATGCGTGTTGATTAAATATTTGTAACTTCCTGCTCTTTTAATACCATTAAATTGCTTATAATGGTTATCCATATCTTGCTTAGCTAAGTTGCTGTTTCTCAATATTCTTTGACCGTAGTCTAAGTGTAATTGACACCAAGCTTTATCTTTTTTATATTGTGGTATCGTTTGCGATGGAAATTGCATAGTTAATTATATTTTTATCAAAAATAGTAAATAATTGTGTATTATCTACCAAAACCTTTCCAATCTTGTTCAAGACTCACTCTTTTTTCTTTTTCTTCTTCATCTTCAAATGAATTTAACATAAAAGGGTCATCTTTTAAACTATAATTCAAATCCCTTGGAGAGATTACTGTGCTTATATCTTGCATTAAAGCTATACCATAAGCATCCGCTAAGTCATTATCACTTCCTACTGTAACTTCATCAAAATTACCTAATTGATTAATAAGTTCGGGGAACCATATATTTTGAACATAATCGTAAATAGCTGTTTGCATTAAGCCTACCATTAATGGTCTACTATAAGTATTTAAGGATACCCAATACTCATGTGATTGCTCCGAGTTAGTGCTTTCAAATTTAGTAGGACGTACAGCTAAATACTTTTGACAACCATGGTCTTTATACCAATTAATTATACCTGAGCTACTAGCCTTATCTCCTAATGTACTTCCAATTAAATTATAATAAACAGATAGTTTACAACACATATCAAAAAAGTATTCTTTTCTTTTAGGACGAGTACATATAACTGCTACAGGCCCTAATTGAAAATCAGGGTGTATAGTATTTCTTCTCATTAATACACACATAGCTCCTAAAGATTTAGATACACCTTTATCTTGGTCATAAGCATCTATTCCGCCAACATATAAAGATTGAAACTTTGGATTAGGATGGTAAGCATCCATTATTAATACACAATCTCTTTCGTCATCTGTATCTTTAGCAGGAACAGCTCTTACTCTAGGAGTATCTCCGCGTTCTCCCTTATCGTTTAATATCCACTCTAATCTATACTTAGAATATTTATTTTGAGTAGCATTAATAGCATCTTGTTGATTATTTATCTTTTCAATATCAAAATTATTACTGAACATCTTTTTAAATATCTCAGTCTCGTCTAATGGAAAGTTTTGTAATTCTTCTAAGTAATCTTTTAATGGACCTTTCTTTTTAATGGCCCTATATCTTAATATTGATTCTTTAGCAGTAGCCTCATCTTCTACTCCTATTAATTGGTATGGTTTTTTATCTCCGTTTAATAAAGATGGAATCTCTCCTACATCTTGGTCGTTATCCGTTGCTCCACCATAGTTAGGAAAGTAAAATCTAGTTGCAGGTATTAGGAATTTAATAAAATTAAAAGAATCGGGCTCATTCCACATCTCCATAAAGTCTTTTGAACCTTTATTAATGTTTCCGCCTGTGCCATAGAAGAACATAGTGCCTATCTGCTTATTACCTTTGGTTAAACAAGCCCTTGTGGCTGAATAAAACTCTTTAAGTCTCTCAAACTCACCACACTCCTCCGCGATTACATCGTTTAAATATAATCCTTTAAACATGTTAGGGTTAGAGTGCATTGTTCTTACTAATATTTTACTATTAGTTCCTTTGTCTATGTATTGACCTTTCTCTTTTGCTTTATATCCTGCTATTACCTCATCATCATTGTTCAATAATGTTCCCATTCTAAACTCAGGAACTATTAAAGAGTCTGCTAAACTCCATTTCTTCATAAAGTCATCCGCATAATCCTTTAATCCTGCCGCTACACCTGCTTGGTAAGCAAAGTTAAATCTATATCCATAATCTACAACTGCCTTTTGAGTAAACTCGGATATACCCTTACGTCTACCTTTGGCTGCTATGATATTCTTACCATTAGCTTTAGCGTAATCTATTAAATAAGCTAACTCTAAATGTAAATCACACATATCGGGAGTTACAACACCTCCTACAGTAGAGAATGTACTAAAGTTTAAGAAGTAATAGTATCTGCCAGGGATGTGAATACCTCCTGTTTGTATTCCGTTGTGAATATAGTATAATTGTTCTTCCCAATACTTTAAGTAATCAGGAGTTCCTACCACTTTAGGATTTAGCAAACTATCTGCATAGCCGGGTATTCCGTATTTAACTATTGGATTAGGACAGAAGTTTTTTCCTTTGTAATAAGGAGTTTTTAAAATAGGTATATCTTTAATATCCATTATTTCTTAAATCTAATTGAGTTATAGTGCTTAATATTAGTCTGCCAAGATTCCATAAGGCTTAATTCCCTATCTCCCTTTAGCTCTGCTTCTAATATATTCTTTTCTATAATCTCTGTTTCTAAATCTCTAATATCTTTACGGAATCCGGATATGATTTCTCTTAAATTCTTTAATCTAGTAGAGCTATCCTCCATTAATATCTCTTGTTGAGATTGCTCTATCTTTTGTTGGTAAATAGAAATCAATTCCTCGTTTCTATTATACTGCAAAGACTTGTAAGCTTCTATAGCCGCCTGCATTCTTTTCTCCCTTTTATCTTCTTCTAGTAATTTAGGATTGTTATCTCCGAATACATGCCAAATAGCCTTAGATAGTCTTTGTCTTTCGGGATATTGTTTGTAAATAGAATTGTAATCAAAGGCTAGTATTATAAACAAGACTTCCTTCTCGTTTAACAGCCTCAACTCTGGACATAATCTAACTGCTTCAGGGTGAAGAACAGCATTATTCTTTTGGTCTAAGTGAAATAAATAACTCATAATATGTTTCTATAAAAAAATAGCGGACAACATCTCGTTTCCGCTACTAATTTATGTAATTTTTAGTTAATATTAAAATTCTTCTACATCTAAGTTAGAATATACCGCATTTGGAGTCATATCGCTTACTATCTTATCCTTAAAGTAATCTAATAGTAATTTAACATCATTCTTCATATACATAGCAGGTACAGCTTCGTTTTTATAGCTATTAAGTGTACCATCTTCATTCCAAAAAGGAGTTATTAAGTCAATAAATAACCTTTCGCACTTTCTTCCTGTTAATTCCTCAAATAAATGAGCGTAATAACTTAATTGGAAGCAAATCTTCGTGTATTTGTTATTAGGAAGGTGACTAAATGGAGCGTTTAAGAATGATTGACCGCTAATTTTAAACAAACTATCGTATCCTTTAGCAAAACACTTAAAGTCGGACAAATGGAATTTACTATCCTTTCTGTTAGATACTAAGCTTAGCTTATCCCAACTACCCGCAAGCCTTCTTTCTAAATCATAAGGTATTCCTTGCTCATAAGTTCTATTGTAACTCTTATACTTCTCTAATACAGCAATAACCAACTCTTTAATATCGGCATCTTCAGGTAAAAAAGTAGCAGTCTGAGCGTATAACTCCAATGCCTTGTCTATTCTAGTTCCGTTTTCCGTAGATTTATTCCACCCAGCTTGTATTTCTTCTTGAGATACTCCGCTATTCCTTGCCATTATCCTAGATATGCCATCAGAATCAAACTTAGGGACTAAATAACCATAAAGTCTACTAAAACCCATATACTCTAATCCTTCGTTATCAAAGTATTTATGAGCAATAGGGTCTAAGTAAACTTTATTTGGAAATAATGTATGAATAGTCATTAAATTCTTAATTTAATTGGTTCTGCAATCTCCTCCAACATCAATATTTCTTCAGTAACATCAATATTACTAATATCCATATCCTCGTTAGTTATAACGATACATCCTAGCTTCTCTAATACAGAAGTCATATAATCTCTCTTATCTTCATTAGACATCTCTTTAAACGCTTCCATATCTATGTTAGAATCTTTACCTTGTTGGATATAACGAACTGTAATCTCCTCGTTAGTAATCTTCTTTAATCCTTTTGTGTAAGCATGAACCTCAACAAGAATCTCTCCTAATAATTGATTTACTTCACTAAAGAACTCATATCCATCAGAGCTATCCACTTTAGGAGTAGAGAATTTAATAAACTTAGTATCAAATACACGACTCTCTACTTTTAATACAAAGTAATCATCATTCAACTCAAAAGATAATACGTTACAGCTAGATATTAAACTAGCCTTCTCACTTTTAGGTGTCGAATCTGTGATTAATCCCGCAATATTCATAGCATGGAATCTTAAATCCTTAATCTTATCTTCTAAATCTAAGTGTATAGGATGACGAACAGTATCCTTAAACCCATTAATAGCAATACGATTCTCTTTTACTGTCTCTACAGTACCTTCAATAATTAAACCTTTCAATCCTTCTGAGGATAAGGTTACTTTTCTAATTTGTTTTTCTTTCATTTTATTTTATTTTTGGTTTTTAAAATACTTACTATCTACTAAATACTTGTGAAGCTCCTTTAAATTCCGGCATATCTCCTTATCTAAATCATGAGCTTTAATATCCTTACTAGGCTTACCACTAATACCGCCTTTATCGTATAAGTACCAACCTAGCCACTCATTACCTTCCGCCGTTAATATCTCATCCCATAACATCTCTATTAAAGTGTTATGTTCATCAAAAGAATCTATAAGGTCTATCTTAAACTCACTATACATTCTATTTAATTTGCTACTGTGGCTAACCATTAACCCAATAGCCTTCTCAAAATCTTTATACTCCATATTTCTCTATTATTTTATTAATTATGTTAAAAAAGTGTACTATTCAATCTTTTGTTTATTACATCACAATACTCATTACTCAATTCACTACCAATGTAATTCATTCCTAATTTCTTTGCCACTAATGCAGTAGTTCCACTTCCCATAAATGGGTCGTAAACTAAACCTCCTTCAATAGAAAAAGAATTTATTAATTCAAATGGTAATTGTTCTGGGAAAATTGCTCCATGAATATCGGACACTTTTTTACCTCTACCAATCCTCAATATATTATTCATTTCCCCTCTTTTAAATTTAGCATTTTGTATTACCCTTCCACATTTTTCATCATCCTCTAATATTAAAACCATTTCATAACAGCTATTTAATACTTGTGGGTGCATAGCTGGCTGACCATTTCCTTTATCCCAAATAATAATATCTTTTATGTTTTTATTAAAATCTCCGATAATTTTAAAAAAAGCTTCTTTACTGCCGGTTACTATTTGAAAGTTATAACAAACAATCTTTGAAACTCTTAATAATTCTTCTAAAACTTTACTGTGAAATTCGTAAAATTCATTTATTGGTAGCGCATCATCAAAATGCTTGTATTTCTTACTAAAATGTTCGCTTTTTTCTCTTGTAGTATATTCTCCATTTCTTATTCTTGTTCTCATATTGTAAGGCGGAGATGTAACAACTAAATCTACAAACTTATCTTTCATTTTAGACATTGTAACTAAACAATCTTCATTATATATCTTATTTATTTCCATATCTCTCTATTATTATTTGTTCGTTACAATCATACAATCTCTTATCTATCTCGCTATTAAACACTATTACATGAACAGCAACCTTTTGGTCCCATCTCCTATAAGTAATAGGCTTATCCTCAAATAAGTAATTATCCCTATCCCATTCCTGTCCAAAGATACTAACACTTATTGAATAAGGCAAACGATTTCCATCATCATCATAAGCCAATACACATATAGCGTCTAATTCGGCGGTAATCAAAGGGTCTGTATCTGTATCAGAATACAAATCACCTCCCTCCATCATAAATACACTAGTAAATACCCTATAATTATCTTCCTTTACCATATTACAAGTTTGTCATATTTTTATCGTTATTATAATCCATTACCATCTTGTCAATCTTACACCCCCTCAATAAATACTCTATATA